GATTGCTCCGGTTGCCATTTGCGCTTCCCGACAATACGCCGCGCACCTAAAGGCTGGCTGCCCCGATTTAGGTTTAAGGTGGCTCTGTGCGTTGTTTCCCCGACCAGAGTACCCGAGCTGTTGGGCGTGGTGGGGTGGTTGACATGACTAGGACAGTCAGTCACACTTCCATCACGCTTAATCCGCAAATCTAGCGTAAGGCAGCCCCCCTGCCGCGTCAAGCCCCCGCTAACCGGGGGTTTTTCGTTTCTAGCGTCATCTACGGCCTGACAGACGATCTTAATGACCGCTGCCCTCTCCCTTGCCTTACGCCGTGAAGCCCTTGCAGACGCACGGCGCTCGCTTATACGCGACCAATAGTAGGCACGGTGATAGGCGGTGCGGCTCATAACGCCTCTACCGCAGCAATACGCTCACCGATCCAACGCATGACAGGCACAGCCATACTGTTGCCCATTGCCTTGTAGCGTGGGCCGTCAGGTGATTCAGGCTTGTTGCGCCAAGGAATGTTGGTGTAACCGTCTGGGAAGCCTTGTAGGCGTTCGCACTCAACGGGTGTGAGGCGGCGCACTTGCATTGCTGCTACCCCATGCCGATCCGTTTTGGTTAAGCACGGCGACACATCGTGCATCGGTTCAACGGCATTGCCGCCATTCTCTGGCTGCCTACCGATCCAATTACCAGGGATGCCGTAAGTTAATTGACAAATGCCATCTTGCCGACCGCCTTGACCTCCTCGCAATAAGGTTCCTGCGACGTTTACAGATGGGTTCATTTCGCTATCCCATGCCATAGGTTCTACTGCAAACGTATCGCTCTCAACGTCATTACGTCGGCCAATGCCTGCGGTAAGCGTGTTAGCAACAAATGTTTCGCTGCCGCCACCTAATACGCCTCCACTTGCCTTTAGCGTTCCTCCGACGTTTTCTGCGCGATATTGTGCAAGGCTGCTTTCAAAGAAGGTGGAAGAGTTTTGCCCCTTTTCTCGGCTCGGCGCAGGATGCCCTTGCAAGCTGTGGCGCTCAAATAAAACCGCTGCGGCACGTTGCCAGTTTCCAAGGTGTCCGACAACGAACACACGACGGCGGCGCTGGGCCACTCCGAAGTATTGAGCGTCAAGAACCCGGTAGGCGAACCCATACCCGAGTTCTGCCAACATTCCAAGGAAGGTTCCAAAGTCCCGTCCTCCGTTAGACGACAAGACACCGGGGACGTTCTCCCATACCAGCCACTCGGGGCGATAGCGTTTAGCAATTGCGCCGTAGGTAAGCATGAGGTTGCCACGCGGGTCTGCCAGTCCTTTTCGCAGTCCTGCGACGCTGAAGGATTGGCAAGGGGTTCCTCCCACAAGAAGGTTGATTGGTTCATCAGGCCATGCCTCGTATTGGGTCATGTCCCCATAGTTAGGGACGGTGGGGTAATGGTGTTTAAGTACGGCAGACGGGAAAGGCTCTATTTCGCTATACCAAGCGGCTTGCCATCCCAACGGATGCCACGCCACAGTAGCCGCCTCTACGCCGCTGCAAACGCTTCCGTAACGCATTAACGGGGACGGGCAACTTTGCCCGCCTCGTACTGCCAGCGTCTTGCGTCAGGGACTTTGCCTGCCTTGACCCATTGCTGCACCGCTGCTCGGGTAACCCCAAAAGCCTTGGCAACAGCATATTGAGAGCCGTATTGCTTGATCAGTTGTTGCGGTTTCATGGGAGGGGAGGATAGGGGGGTTGACATGGCCTGTCAAGGTAACTATCCTATGCCTCGTTGATTGACAAACCACAGACAGGAGCAATAGATATGCCACGCAAAGACACATTCCACGGTTTCGGTACGTTCTACGCCCTTAACAACAAGTTTGAGGTGCGCGTGGAGTACACCCAAGACCTAGATGGCGGCATCATCCTTGAGGCTGCCGACCTGATCGGCATTTTCCTTGACAACGACAAGGTTGCCGCATCGCTCAACCACGACATCAAGTTAGACATCTGCGACCTTGGCGCAGATGCCATTTTTGAGTTTGAGGAAATTGCCACACGCGATGCCGAGCAGAACGGCCCGTGGGATGACGGACGATGAGCCGCTCACCCTGGCCGCAATTTATCGGTCTAATCATTTTGTTTGCACTTGCCGCCATTAATGACCCTTGTGGCGACGGCGGCTGCACCCCACAAGAGGAGCGCGCAGCTCATGGACGATGACGATATGACCTGGTGGCATCAACAGGATCTCGAGATGCAACAGCGAGAGGAAGAAGAACGTATTGAAGCCTGTAATAAGGCATTAGCAGAACTTGATGAAGCATTGGCGGCTCTCCGTGCCGCTCTCACAGAACTAAAGGAACAACAAAATGCAGAGTGAAAGCATAGGCGCATTGGCCGCCGCGTTAAGCAAAGCCCAAGCCGACATTACGGGTGCGCTGAAAGACAGCAGCAACCCGTTTTTTAAGTCCAAGTACGCTGACCTTGCGTCATGTTGGGACGCTTGCCGTAAGCAGTTAGCGGCAAACAACCTTGCCGTTATTCAAACCATTTATGTGCATTGGGATAGCGGCCAAACCATGCTGTCAACGACGTTGGCTCATAGCAGCGGTGAATGGATACGCAGCGATCTGCCGGTTCTTGCAAAAGACTTAAGCCCGCAAGCACAAGGCTCTGGCATCACTTATGCCCGCCGTTACGCATTAGCAGCCATTGTTGGGCTTGCACAGGTGGACGATGACGCAGAGGCCGCCCAAGGGCGCAAGGGGTTTACCAACGACCCTAGGGGCGATATGGGTAAAGATATTGACCCCGCCGAACGAGACTTGTTTGTAAAAAAGTTTCGCGCTGCGTTTGATCTTGACGCCGAGGAGAAAGACATCGCTTTGGCGGTGCTAGGCGTTCACGAACAAATTAACGCTGACCATGAGCTGTATATCGCCGTCGCCGATGCCATGACGGCCAAGGAACGGTCTGCCATCAAGAAATACATTCAAATAACCAAGGAGCAAAACCGTGCCTGATTACGATCCGAACCAAAAAGGCGTCCTGTTTAAGAACAACGCCAAGGGTGACAACCCAAAGCGCCCCGACTACCGCGGCTCATGCGTAATCGACAACGTAGATTTCAACATCTCTGCGTGGATCAAGACGAGCCAGAAAAGCGGCGATCGGTACATGAGCTTGAAGTTTGAGCCAAAGGGCGAGGGCAAGCTCTCCCGCGGTGGCGAGCCGCAGCGCCAGGCCACCAAGAAGCCAGAAATCAACGAGGGGAATTGGGATGACCTGGACACCCCTTTCTGATCTGCGGGTGTTTGTCGGGTGGGATAGCCGCGAGGACATCGCCTATCAGGTGTGTCGCAAGTCAATCTTGCGTCACGCCTCCATCCCGGTGGACATCCAGCCGATCAAACAGTCAGAGCTTCGTGAACATAATCTTTACTGGCGGGAGTTTGATCCGTTCTCGTCTACCGAGTTTAGTTTCACGCGGTTCCTGACGCCGTATCTCGCCGGATACAACGGGTGGGCCGTTTTCGTTGATTGTGATTTTTTGTTTCGCGGCGACATCGCCGGGATATTGGATTACGTTGACGGAGCCAAGGCGGCCTTTCTTGTAAAACACGATTATCGGCCGACCGAAACCACGAAGATGGATGGTCAGGTACAAACTGTTTATCCCCGTAAAAACTGGTCGTCGTTTATGTTTATCAACTGCGGGCATGAGCAAGTCAAGGCTCTGACGCCCGAGGTGGTGAACCGTCGATCGGGAATGTATCTGCACCGCTTTGAGTGGCTGTCCGACGATGTTATCGGTGAGCTGCCCATTAGCTGGAACTATCTCGAGGGCTGGCATACCCGCGACCAATGCCCGAACCCGATCGCCGTGCATTTCACCCGCGGTGGCCCCTGGTTCAAGGATTGGCAGGATGTCGAGTATGGCCGCGAGTGGCTTGAGGCCAGCCGGTGAAGCGGATCTTCCCCAAGGGAACCACAGAGCCGCAGATGGTGGCAGCGGTGGCGCGCATGGTGCAGGGGCTTGACCCTGCCCGTGTGTGGTCTATTGAAGTAACCGAGTGGAAAAAACCGAAAACCAATCAGCAGTCGCGGTATCTCTTTGGAGTGGTCTATCCCATGATCATGGAGGCGGCGGGCGAGAGCTTAAGAGGCTTCACTCGAGACGATCTACACGACTTTTTCTTGGGGGAGATCTGGGGGTGGGAGACGATAGAAGGGTTTGGCAGAAAGCGTCTGCGGCCCTTAAAACGAACATCCCGCATGACCAAGCAAGAATTCACCGAGTACCTGTACGGCATTGAGAACAAGTGCATTGAGATGGGAATTGGCCCGTTACCCGAGCCGATTCACGTTGAGAATTAACAATGCCCTTCTCCATCATCGTGCCGCGATTCGTTATTGATGAAAGCTGGCGGTTTACCAAGAAAATTAAGATGGGACACCGCAACGATGGGAGCGATGGCAACGCAGAACAACAGCTCGTTGGGGTGATCGGCCAAAACATGGTCAACCTGGCG